CCAGCTTGGCATGCCCAAGCATCTTCGCTCATGGTAAATTTGGTGATGCTCTTGTAGGGTTCTAGGCCAAGCAGCACATTGTATGCAGCTTGATCTGGATTGTGCACCTTGGTAGCGTGCTGGCTGCCTACGCTCAGCAGATAGATGTTCATCCAGAGGTCTTTCATCACGCTGGGTACACCAGCTTGCACACCACAGTTCCAGATGGGGTTAGTCTTCATCTTGTCATATACCCATGGAAAGCTGTGCTGTAGATTTTCATTGCCCCATGGTTCGTGCTGGTACTGCAGGCTTTCGCAGCTAGCCAGTATCTTGGCATCTCCCATGTTGGTATCCAACCATTCACTGGGATTGCGTTGGAACACCACATCCTTGACGTCTGTGTGTATCACATAACGATAGTCTTCGGTCTTCATGAGGTTCTCTAGAAAACTGTGTAGATGCAAGAAGCGTTCAACGACTATGATCAGCTGCCCTGGATAGACTAGATTGCCTGTGCTAGGGTCTTGGCCAAATCCCATGATCTTGAAACCACGATCATTGAGCTTTTGCACTGTGCTAAGTTGTGAATTATATACCAGCATGGCCTTGTCGCCCTTAAATCCGCAGGCATCTATGCTGTTGACCCAATATTGGATCTTATCCCAGTCGTAGTTGGTAAATGAACCTATTATGAGATCTTTTGACATGCATTATTGTGCGGTTTGGCCACATCAATCGCAATTTATTCCCAGATATTTGTCAGCACCGGCGCTGCACATCATTCGTATGATCTTCTGACCATTCTTGCCTCGCATGATGCTGCTGAGCTCTCTGTCAGTCTTTTCATCACCTCGAATCTTGGCTAGCAGAGGCATGTGTCGTTTGATTATCTCAAAATCATGTTTAGGCCAACGAGGATTATCAAAGTAGCCAAGTGCTTTGAACCAGCGCATGATTAGATGAGGATCGTCTGTTATCTTGTCGTGCGTGTGTGGTAACATGACCACTCTCTGGTTGCGAAGATCATCTAATCCGCCTGTGTAATCGTAGAGCACGCCGTCCTTGTCTATGCTCATGCTGTTGATTGTGAGATCTCTGTCCTGGGCATCTTGTTCCCAGTCTTGTCCGGTTACTGCCCTGATCTTTCCGTCCTTTAGCTCCAGCTTATAGGCTATGCTGGTAACATCTACCTTACCATCTCCAAAAACTGCTTTGACGGTGCCGTGACCAATGCCCTTGTCGTCGTGTGGTATGTCTTCCATGTTAAACATGTAGATCAGCTCGCTGGGATCAGCGTCGGTGGCAAAGTCTATGTCTCTGGGATTGTGTCCTCGGATGAAATCGCGCACAGCTCCGCCCACCACTCGCGCATCAAAACCATACTTGCGAAGCACGTCTGCCACGCTGTGCACCTCAGGTGTGAACAGCTGTTCAAACTTCTTTTCGTCGATGTTGAGGTTCTTGACCTTCTCGGTGAGCATGGAATATTTATAGAGCCAAACGCCAATAACCTGGTTGGTAGTGTGGTAGGATATATTCGCTCCATTGCATGCCATTCCATTCTAACAGCTTGCCTGTGAACAGGTTTTGTACATATTGGTTAGTGCCTTGATAGTTTGCAGCTGACCATGTTACTGCCCACACTGAACCATTGAAAGTAATAATATCATTTGCATTGGCATAGATGGTACCCCATCCTGCGCTGGTCTCACTGGGAGCATTTGTCAATAGGTAGCTTTGTCCAACTGCTGCAGGCGGCAAACCCAGTGTAGGACCTTTCTTTTGCGGATCGATCACTGCTGTGACGGGAGAAATGGTAACTGCCGGTACACTTTCTGGTTCCACTGTCCAGATGATGAGATTTTGATCAGTTGGATGCGGATCAATCCATCCAGCAGCTTGATATGTGGTGTTGGGATCTTGATTTGGTATTGTAAGCCATACGGTGATCTGGCTCGCATTTGTACCATAGGTGCTATATGGATGCAATGTACCAAATGGCAAGAACAGTCTCCACCAAGCTATTTGACCACCAGGGTATGTGGTTGGCAACAGACCCATACCTTGCAGAGGATTTCCTATCTCGTTATCAAAGACATTATCGCCTGCTGTATTGTTGATGAACATGATCTGGTTGTAATTCTGCAACTGTATATTATAGCTGGTGTTAACCATCAACGCAGCTGCGTTGTCAACGAACGTCGCAACATTGCTGGTAGTTATGGGTATGAGTATTCCGTTAAATCGGAAACTCAATCCCGGCGTGAGAACCGGATTGACCTGAGAAAATGTTACAGTGGCTTTATTTTGTACTTCTTGCGGATTGCCGGCTGCACTGGTCAAGCTCATGGTGTATTGATTGTTGCCTATCCAGGTAAGATTGATTCCAAACTCGCCCGGTGTGGTAGTAGCCCGGCTGAGAAATTCATAATCAGTCCAGTCTACCTGATCGGAATCTGCCTTGGAACCCTGTATGATATTGGTCACTATGCTCTGTATGATGTTTTGCTGCGTGACTTGTGCAGGTGGACTGATCCATATTGGAAACCTAAAAATCATGGTAAGCACGTCTATTGGATTTTCAGTGCCTATTGGTATTGACCTGCTGCTCCATGTGATCTGATCCTGCATCTCGATCCAAGTTATCACGGTCCAGTCTATGGGATTGTTGCTGGTCTGCACCTCGATACCAGGATTGTAGAGCACCATTATCTGTTCTACAAGCTGTTCCTTGACGCTTTCGTTAGGGGTCCAAATATCCACGCTCATGCTTAGTTCATACGGCACGGGCATGTATCGCGCCACACTGTATTGATTACCTGGTGTATTGAGATACTGTCCTGTGTTGTTGTCATATGCTCTCGTATCAATTTGCACACTGTCTATGATCTGTGGACCTTGTCGCCTATTTGGTGCCGTGCTCAGTCCACTTATCCAACAGGTTATGAACGGTGTGGTCAACAGCTTGTTTTCGCTGTTACCTCGCACTACTGTGGCAGCAATGCGCGTAGGGTCTCCATATCTGCATGGACAACGTACCAATTGCGGAGATCCGTCTGGATTTGTACCAACGCTGTAATAGAAGTTGCTGAATGCCCTTATAAACTGTAGGCGATAGTTACGCAGCTGTCCGGAATACCAATAATCCATGTTTTCACCTTGCTATTGGATATTTATGGTTAAATATGTTAGGGTAACAGGTATGACAGCAAAGCTTATCTTGCTAGATGACATCTATGAGATGCGCAAGCGCAAGGAAGCTGAATTGGCTTACTATCACGAAGAACTGCGCAAGCTCAGTGTGAAACTAGAGCTTGTGCGCAGAGAAATTGATCTCACAAATCAGATAATTGACATGATAGAGCACGAAAAGGTGCTAGATGTCAGAGAACGTGTAAGGATTAAATCAGCCGATCAAGACTGATTTAGCTGCCTTGTAGTGCTCTTCTCTTTCAGCTAAACCTATGGTGCCGCCGTTGACACGTTTGGTGCAGCCAACGATGTCATCTGCATCTGCGAATTTGTTGAGACCATTGTGGGCCCAGAACCAAGCAGCGCTTCTAGCAGCACCTTCTGCGGTTTCTAGATAATCTGGGTCGCTGTCTAGATCATATTTCAAAGCAGCAGCACAAGCTCGATAATTGTCTTTGCCAGTTAGTTGTATCAAACCGCGACCGCGATAGCGATAGCCATCTCCGCTAGACTCGTCGCCGTTGCCCATGCGATTGCTGTATACCCTGTTGGCAATCTTCTCTGGTTGCTTCTCATAATCAGCAGGGTTCACATCTCTGAAGTATTTTGGAAATACCTTGACCAGCGTCTCGGCACGATAGTTGAGATTCTCTTGTACTGTGCTGAAGTTGCCGCTTTCGTGTCCGCATTGTGCTAGGAACATGGCTTGTTCTTGTGCGCTGTTGATGTTGAATTCTGCCATAGCAGCATTCAATGGTGTGCATATCTCATCGAGATCGCTAGCATCGGCCTGTGGGAATATCTGTTGTAGCTGCTGTGCCGTTACCATCTGTCACTCCTATATGATGTCTGGCGTTAGTTTTGGCGGTTGTAGGACTGTGCGAATGTTCTGCTGTATCTTGACTGTCGTACCATCTGACAGTGTGCTTGTGGCATTGCCATTATTTATGAATGCTGCAAGTGTGGCTGTGCTTGGGGTCCAGCTGGTGCGATAGTCAATTTCATATCGAGTCCACACTGCTCCTGTATTGTTTGCAAGCTGTATCCTTTGAAAAAGTTGCGGAGGGCTATAGTCAACGCGCAACACCCATGTACCAGCCGGAGCCCCTGGCGGAAAACTCACTGCTGTAGTCACAGGATTGCTTTGGTTAGGCGGTATGCCATCTGTGGTTAAAATTGAAACTGGCCCGTTCAAGTTGCCCTCTAACACATAAAATTGTTGGGTTTGTAAATTACGGAATGGAACTTCAACAGTAGCCTGTGCAACTATCTGATCGTTGATCGCGATTTCTCGGTTGTAAGTGCTGAGCATGTCTGCCATTGTCAGAGTTCCGGTACCATTTGGATTTGGTATTGGATCACCGTTGAGATCTACAGCTGGCTTCTGCAATATGTCACGATATTCTTGGCTATCGGTTATTGGATCACACTTAACTCGCCATATATGAGGCCACCATGTAGGACTGTAGCCTTCTGCCGGACGAGCTCCTTCTTGAACAACGTAATACTTTGGCAGAGAAAAATCTCCAAGCGCATAATCATCTCGGCGATGGCTGATTTCCAATACATCGCCGCTCATCAGCGTGCGACCAATGCTGTTGGTCATGTCGTTAAGATGAAATGTAATGAATATGGTTTCATTGCTTAGGAACAAACCAAACTGTCTCAGATCAAACTCTGTGTCACTGATGGCATAATGTCCCTTGAGTGCTATGACATCTTGATCGTAAGCGCGATCGCGGATTTCCATGTTGAGCACATCTGATATCTGCAAGACATTATCTGTGCCGCTGTTCAATGCATCTAATGCTGTGTTAGGTTGAGTAAAATCACCACTGTCATTGGCGGGTTTTGGTCCAAGATACTTGTGTACCAAGAACTCAGTGCCGCCTATCCTGTACTCTTCGCTGATCAAGCGATCAAACAGCTTGTAATCGTTAGTCCTTACACTGGCGCCCTTCCACAGGGTTAATGGTGGCACTTTTCGCTCCTAAACATATGCGCAGGTATTTATCTAGCAAGATCAGAGGATTACACCATTGATTTTACAGGAAAAATATCGCAAAAACTGCGAAAAAACAGTTGACACGCCTGTAAACTGTGCTACTATAAGCTATGTTGGAGGGACGAGATATGGAACAGATCACAGCTATTCCCCGCAAGATCAAGGGCGTTGATTTCAGTGCTGCTGGCCCTGAGAACGACAATCATGCTAAAGCATGGCGCGAAGCTATGGACTGGGC